ATGAAAACTCTTTCCGTTTTAAAGTATAAATGGATCTTTACATAGTACTAGCACTTACTTTAGTATGTGGTATCATGTATTGGGCTTTGACAAGGGAGCACTTCACCGATGAGTTTGAAGATAAGAGTAACAGAGAAAGGACTGACAAGCTTGTAAGGTCAACCTACGAACAAACAACTAATCATGCTATTCCAGAATCTAAATTTTTTGCAGGCCCACTACACGGTACAGAAACTGCATACCGAGTAAATATGTGGAATAGCTACCTTTAGAGAGAAACCTTCAAATTAGTCTCAATCCGCTTCTTCTGATCCTCTGGGAATTTGTTTTCATGAAGTAACTTTATGCACATATTTTTAGACAGCTCCTTATCTCCTGTATAGTATGCAACTATAGAAAGCTCATCAAATACCCTCCAATCATAACAATCCCTCTCAACAAAAAGTACATTCTCACTTGGCTTTGGAATGTTTGAAGCATAAATTAACATAGATAGTAGCTCCCTCGAAAACAAGTTCTTACTTCTACAATATGACCCGTATGCAACAAGTGACTCAATACGTTTAGGGTTAGCTTCGTGCGCCTTCCATGCCCACTCTTTATCATTCAGGATCTTAGAGATATTCAAAGCAGATACACATACCTCCTCTGGCCATCCTCCAAGTTCGTATCTTTTCTTATACCACTTTACCGCATCATCAGGTCTACCTGCATCTCTATAGGATTGTGCCAGATAAAATACATTTCTTGAGTTAGTTGGGTCCTTCTCTACTTCAGCAAGTAATGTCTCTGCATCTCTTAGGTACTTATCTCTATCATTAGAACGATTACCCAGTGTTCTAGCAACCATATATACCTCCTTCGGTAAATTGATTATTTTGTTATCCTTCTTATCGTTTGTTGGGTATTCATGTAGGACACCTTCATATCTCCAATCATCATTTGCCTTAAATATTTGTGTTCGCACATAATCAATATTACCCCTCTTCAAATTTACATTACATGAGTTAGGCTTATGTTCAAGTAAAATATTAAGCAGCGATTCCTTAAAGTTGTCTGGATAAATAAGTAGATCATCTGCATCAATGACTAATATATAATCCATCTTTCCATCACAAAGCTTCAACGATTGACTCCTGGATGGTCCAAATCCCTTCCAGTCACTACATACAACTGCTCCCTCAACCTTATTTTCTGCATAAAAGTTTGTAATAATTTCTACTGTATTGTCCGTAGATCCAGTATCCAATATCATAAAAGTATCAATTAGTGCAAGTGTAGATTGTAAAGCATCTTTGATTATGTGAGATTCATTCTTCACAATCATACATAACCCAATCTTCAACTTGTCAAGCTTATAAGGCAGGTAGTACTCCCCCTTAGATTTTAACCACTTCATTACATCTACGTACCTCTCTGCATGAGAACCTTGTTTGTGTAGTGCATACGAATCCGATTGATACTCTAGATGCGAACCACTAGTAAACAGTGGTGCGTCACCAATCAAAAACCTCACAATTCCATGCTTAGCAAAGTAGTTAGCCAAAATTAAATCATCACTCAATGCACAATCAAAACTTACTAGCACTGTAGTTAAGTAGTCCTTAAAATCATCCTTGATTACATTTGGTGGGTAAAGAATTGATGTCCAACCCTCCAAAATATCTATGTTACAAAATCCTCCGTTTTTAGCCTTAAGTTTCAAAGATTCATTGTAATATACTCCTGCAAACCCAAGAATTCTCTTCCCATCGTATTCTTTAACAAGCCTTTCCAAGGTATCTTTAGGGTAAATCCAATCATCATCCACTGACCAAATGCAGCTATCAGTAATTCTTAAAAAAGTTGGAGCAACCTTTGTTATAGGCCCAAGATCATCTGTTATATAAATGTGTACATCCTTCATTTCCTTCAGCCATTCTGGGATAACATATTCTTCCCCAGTTCGTGTACATTTAGTTGGGATATTGATTTCTATATGTTCTAACTTATATGTCTGATCCAGTAGACTTTTTAGGCATGGCTGTATTTTATCAATCCGCCCAGGGATAGTCGTGAGTGTTGCCACAACCTTCATTTGCAAGTATAAATTTATAGTGCTAAAATGACTTTCTTTTCTCCAGGCAACGTCCCATTTTTGGAGTGCTCCATAATCTCATCCCAAGTTGACTTAAATTCACCAATATGCGAGCTCATCCATTCCAGATCTTTTTTGATTAGTTTGCACCTGGTCTTTTCAAGAACCCAATAGTGAACCTCCCACGTTAGCCTGTCTGGTAGTTTAGATGTCCACTCCTCAACATCATCTGAAACATAAGAATCACAATATAGGACTTCTGAACCACGTACTGCATAAGCTGACTTGGTCTTTGTAGAAGATGTCCAGGCAGCATAACCTGGCTTTGTAAATTTAGTCTCGAGATATACACATTCATCCATGCATGTGCAAGCCAGCTGCATCTGCATTTGGTGGTAATATTCAATTGGGACATCTGAGTTCTCATCAAAATCACGAGTGTATGGACACTTTAGTTCGATCAACCTACCCCTGCGTTCATCATTAGTTAGGATTAATCCATCAGGGGATGCACCCAGGAATGTAAACTCTGGATGTATAACACAATCTAAGTCCACAATATCAACATTTTCCTGCTGCATATATATTTTCTTAGCAATGGGTTCAAATTCTGTGCCCCAAACACATGCGGCAGGAGATGTACTATTACCTAGTTTTACTTGTAGCTTATCTAGCATCAAATCCCTCCTCGCAGAAAATGAGGCAGTTGACATAGCCTTATAGCACTCAGAGGCAGTAATTCTTTGCTTTCTTGTTGTGAACCATTCTGCTGTACGCTGTTGGCCCTTTCCGTAGACTTGCAGAAGAAACTGTATCTGACATTCTTTATTATCCATTTCTACAGCATTATGCTTGATATTATCACAATGATCCATCCTTACTGTACTACACGCCTGCCATATAAATCCATTATGTAAAAAGAGATGAATTACTCCATCTTCACTTTCACGCAATAAATATTTTTCCCCATGCTGACAATTACTCCTGCATTGTAGAGAGAAATGAACATTTCCTCAGGCATGATCTTAATAAGTTTCATTGAGGCTAAAGTCCATTCCTTGTCATCCTTTGCAGAGAAGATTTCATCAAGCAAAGTAAGTAGTGTTTCGGGTATTATTTCATTAGGGAAGAAATCCTGCATAAGTTTTGGGGAAATCCCACCAACTATGTTGGAATAACAAACAAGGTGATCCTCAACACGTTCTGCAATAACTGCAGATCCAGCACGAATTCTAACATCCATTTTATTTTAACATGATTAACTATAAAATTTCCGTTTTCAGATTGGTGATTAGATTAATTTAAATCTATGGAAGAAATATATACACAAGAACAATGGGTGCTGCACCGTCTAGAAAAGTTTTATGCAGTTCCCCAGAATCTCAAAAGGATTCAGGAAATTATCTCAGGAGAGTCTGCGCTTTCCTTACGCCTGATAGATTGGTTCGTAACAAACTACGCAAAGAAGTTCAACACTGCTTTCATGAGCAGGACCCAGAAGTATGTGATTGTGTATCCGGCGTACAAAAGCCACTTGAAAGCGTACAGCAAAAGGATGTTCGACCCGTTTTGTCGGTGCAAGAGGATTAAATTTGCTGGTTTGGAAACTACAGTCGGTCAGCTAAATTTCTTTGAGTGGATTATTACCGATGAGATATTAGACTACATATACGTGAATAAAGATAAAATCCACGCAGATATGGAGATGAGATTGCAGCAGGAAAAAGACATTACGAAGAAGAGACATGAGTTATCATCTTCTGCTGCAAATATCCTTTCAAAGCATGATGTAACTATTAAGTTTTCATTTGATTAATTTTCCGTTGATGAAACATTCGTAGGTTGGTTGGTATCCATCAGCTGTCTTAGCAAATATTTCGACTCTAGAATTTGGGTTCTTTCTAGATTTTTCTATTGCCTCAGCTTCTGATAGATATATAATTATATCCTCCCATTCTGCTGCATTAACTACGAATACATATATGAGTTCCATTTAAAATGAGTTACACATTATTTATATATTAATTTAAATGCGTTTTCTATTTTTTGATACTGAGACTACGGGATTACCAAAATATAAAGATCCAGCCCGTAAGGCTCCAAACAATTGGCCGCATTTAGTTTCAATTGCTTGGATAGTTGTGGAGGATGAATTAGTAAAGACTGAGTACCACCTAATTAGACCAGAAAACTGGGTAATACCTGAGGAGTCTACAAGGATTCATGGGATAACACAGGAGGAGGCTATGACAGGTAAGCCACTGCATGAAGTAATGACTAGATTTATGAGCGAACCATATGATTACTTGATTGCACATAATGCTGACTTTGATGTAAATGTGGTAACAAATGCTATCATGTGGGATTTGAAGATGCCGTGCCCTACATTTAGGAATGTTTGCTGTACAATGAAGGCATCAACTGAACTATGTAAGATACCTTCAAACTACAAAGGTTACAAGCAACCAAAACTTTCAGAGCTTTATGAGTTTGTAATGAAGAAGCCAGTGAATAAGACGCTGCATAATTCATTGGCAGATGCTGAGTTGCTTGCTGAGATTGTTATGAATTCTACTCAACTACGAAAATTGCTTGGATTTGCGTATTTATGAATGTTTAACAAAACGTTTTTATAAATAAATGTTAGCGCTTGATGTATTATATGTATCATTAACGACATTAGCACTAATGGCAATTATGCAATTGCTTGCATTTGGAGTAACTAGGATTCTTACACCACCTGAACCTAAGATTATCTATAGGGAAATTAGAGTTCCTGAGCCGGCACCAAAGGTAACTTTCACAGAACCACCAGTTCAAGAGATAAAGATACCTGAGTATGAACCACGTAAGCAGGATTCAGACTCTCTACGGCTGGACCCCCAGCTACCGGCAGGTATTCAAGAAACCCGCCCTCCCGGAACATAAATTTAAGGTTCCTCAGACAACAGGAAGTTCTGGTTGGATAGTATATGATCATGAGGAAGATAAGTGCTATTGGTATAACAAGACAATATCGATTATAAATGTTAAATTAGAGTTTATAGGTGATGCAATTTTCAGAGCAGAAAGATTATTAGACAAATATGTTATTTCTGATGTGTTTGTCTATTCTAGCATTAATATCTTTCAGTCTACAAACTTTCAGACGAGATATGAATGGACAAAGAAGATAGTTCTGAATATGGGTCCAATGTTCCTACATAAAAGTCAGATAAATTTACCCTTGCGTGGGTATGAGTACTATGATTCTGATAAGGGTAGTACAGGTGTGTTTGTAGAGTGCGAAACTATAATAAAAAGCAATATACCTGATGTTTACCACATAAAGGATAAGGAGGGTTATGTAGCTGTACCTGACTTAAAAACATCGGATTACTTGCGTTCAATGGGTAGTGAGTTTTATTTGCCCTGTGAAGAAAAAGATGGTGTCTGGTACATTAAAGATGTTTGTATAGAATAAATGAAGAAAAGAGGAACACGCAAAGGGGGATATTATGGATTTAATGGAGGACTAGCAACTGGAACCCCTAACTGGGGTACCGGTACTGAAATGGGTAAGTTTACTGTAGACCAAATCAATAATGGAGCTAAAATGAGTGGTGGACGTCGTAGGCGTAAGACAAAGAGGCGCAAGACTAAGAAGCGCGGTGGTTCTAAGTACGGTGCTGTAGCTGCGACATATACTGGAACAGGAGTCCGTGGTATGGCAAACTATGAGGGGACAAGTGTAAATAGACCTGGAGTTGCAGCCCGCGGTGAGTTTAATGATGGTGGTGCAAAGCCAGGAGATCATCAGAGTTTCTCAGGAATGTTTCCTAAGTAATTATAATAATGAAAAATACTGACAAAGCCGCTGCCCTATTACTTGGAGTTATAGCTTCTGCCTATTTGTTTTACAAGAAGACATATCAGCTTATTGCATGGCTTGTTGTGAGTTACTTTGTTCTTGTAAATACTATCCTCAAGGATTGCCATACATTGTCAGTTATGTTCGGATTGGCAATAACAATGGTAGTACTAACAAAGTCAACTTGGGAGCATTTCGAGGAAGAAAAACTAGAAAAGAAGGAACACGAAGAACATGAGAAGCAAGAAAAGGAACCAAAACCAACAGGTAAGTCATCACATGTTGATTTGGGAAGTACTATCCTCCATGCTTATAGGAACCTATCCCCTGAACAAATTGGTGGTATGAAAAAAGATACTAAAGAACTTATGGAGCTACAAAAGGAACTAATGGGCACATTATCAGAAATGAAACCTGCAATTGAACAGGGAGCTCAACTTCTTGGGTCGTTTAATCAATTCTTTGGTAAGCCTAAGGATTAACGACGACGAGTGTGGCGACGCTTGCGCCTACGACTTGTGCCAAGAAGATTACGTCTACCGGTCTGCTTACCAAAAGATGCCAAGGTTGGTTGAGGAGGGAGTGCAGGATCTAGTTTAACACTACCAAGCAAATCCCTGCTTCCATCCTGCCTTACCAGTGGTGGAGTAGCAAGCAAATCCCTGCTTCCATCCTGCCTTACCAGTGGTGGAGTAGCAAGCAAATCCCTGCTTCCATCCTGCCTTACCAGTGGT